GTTGACACGTCGAGCGCGCACAGGAACGGGAAGGGTCTGACATGGCATCCATTACTGCGACGTTCCTAGACGACAATCTCGGTCGAGTGCGTATCGAACTTGTCGACCCCATCCCGCAGGTCTCGTACCAAGTGCAGCGATCCACGGACGGCGGCGAGTCTTGGGAAGCTGTTCGTGGTGCGCAGAACATGGGCACGCTATCGGTAACCATCGTTGATGACTACGAGTACACACCAAATCACGAGAATATTTATCGGCTGCTCGCGCCTTCCTTTTTTGATTCGTTCCAGCGGCTCTATCCGGTAGGCGCAACTCTTGTCACTGCGGGTGATCCGGCAAGTTACGCGAGTACTCCGGATGCCCCGTCGTTGAGGATCGTCGGAGACATCACCTTGGAAGCCGATATCATCCCGGATGTCTGGCCTCCCTTGGAAGACTCCACGATCGTCGGGAAATATTCTGATTCGACCGATCAGCGTGCGTACCGCATGGACATCACAACTACGGGGCAACTTCGCCTCACCTGGTCTTCAGACGGCACTAACAATTTCACCATGCTGTCATCGATCCCTGTTCCGGCGGCGATCGGACAACGGATCGCTGTTCGAGCGACGCTCGACGTCGACAACAACAATGGCGGTAGAACAGCTCGGTTCTACGTGACAACTCGAATCACGAGCGTGTACTTCGAGCTGGGAACTCCGCAGACGCAATCGGGTACTACGTCGATTCATGACGGCGACGATGCTCTCATGGTCGGCTCCCGAGACAGCGCTGCTCCAAGGGCTCCATTCGCGGGCAGCGTGTTCGCGGTCCGCGTTCGTGACGGCATTGGAGTCGGAAGCACGGTCGTCGCTAACCCCGACTTCTACACGCAAGCACCCGGTACGACGGCGTTCAATGATGGCGTAGGGAATGCTTGGACCGTTGAACCCGCAGCATCGATCGATGAGTTCGCTCCGGTGGACGGATTCGATTGGGGCACGGCGGACACGGGTCAAGAGTGGTTCCTCGGAGCGTCGTCGCCGGGCTTCGCACTCTACGTTGAAAACGGCGTCGGCGTCATTGAAGACGATGTTCCTGATGGTCTTCTCGCTGAACAAATTTCGGACGTCATTCCCGGATCGACCGATTCGGAACTCACTTGGTCGGCAATCTACCCTGATAGTGCACTAGATCAGATCACTGAGTTTAATGTCGGGCTCCGAGCCGACAACTTCGATACGTTCTACGAGAGCCAACTGATATTCGAGTCGGACAACGGCGGAGGTATCGGAGGACCGAGAGACGTTCTTATCCGAATTTCGAAAACCGTTGCCGGAACGTATACGCCGATCTCCCAAGACATCGTTGTCGGCAAGTGGTCTCCGGGGATCTCCTGGCATGTCCGATTCCGCGTGCACGGCTCGACTCTGTCCATGCGGGCATGGCAGCAGGGATCAAACGAGCCAAACGGGTTCCAGGTGTCTGTTACCGACACCGAAATTCCTTTCGGCGAAGGTGTGTACGTCCGGGGATACAAGGAATCCGGGAATCCGGTCACCATGTGGTTCGGTCCGATACGCGTCGACAACATCCCGCCCACGGTCGACTCGATCGTGAGTGTCACTCCGATGCAGGCTGGTGTCATGCTCAAGTCCATGACGTACCCCATGCTGAATCGAGTTCTTGAGTGCGTGGACTGGCAAGAACTTGAGCGGACATCTCGAACGGCATTTTTCGACATCAAAGGTCGGCATGAGATTCTAGGCATCGCAGACGTGGGGTCGTCGGCTTCGTTCACGCTGACGTTCATCACCTACTCGAAAGCGGAGAATCGTGCTCTCGTAGCGCTGCTCACTTACGGTGGTCTCATGCTGCTGCAACCGCCCGGAGACGACGAAGACATAGAGTGCCCCACCGCGTACTCAGGCATTCCTGACGGATATGTCATGGTGGGGGATTCGGTCCAGTCCCGGACGGTATATGGTAAACCAATGTGGCTATGGACTGTGCAGTTCACTCGGGTTGCCCCATCCGATGCTGACGGCATCCTGCCGACCACGATCACATGGGAACAGCTCTGGGACATGATCGGTCCCGATGGAACTTGGGAGGATGTCTGGTCTTCCTGGGAAACGTGGCAAGAAATCTGGCTTACCAACGGTAATCCGCTGTCTTTCGGGGGCGTTGCATGACGGACCGCACTACGAGTGATCTCGCGGCACTGCTTACTCCCCCGCCTTCGGCGGGTGTGCAGTTTTCACAGGCTCGGGTGCTCACGTGGAACAGCGAGCTGTTGAGCAACACGCTTGAGTGGCGTGGAATCACACTACGGGATGTGCCGATCGTTGAGGGCATCAACGCACTCGTGATTCAACCTGGCGACATCGTTGGGCTGCTCGGGTGGGCTCCGGAGAACTCCAAGGGAGTCGGATCGTGGTGGATTCTCGGGAAGCTTTCGAATCCCGGGGAGTTCGTTGCGGACATCAACATCACGGCGCAAATCTTCTACCTCAGAACCCCCGAAGGTAACCCCCTTGCGTTCTTCGGCAGAGAATCTGACGGAGACCCGCTGTGGATTCTTTACTACGGTGGATCAGACGGACAAGCAGCTATCCGCACGGTTAACGGAGATTATGTTTCGATCAAGGATCGAAGCGGTTACGAGGTCTTCGGGACAGACGGCGCGTCCGGATATGGGTTGAGTCGCCCCTACCTGAATTACCTTATCCACCCAACAACGGCGGCAGAGCAGAGCGGTACGACGTATCTTCCCGCGACCACCTCAAACTCATTCACGCCTATTTGGAGTGGTGAGAACGCCATCTTCCATCCGCGCGTCTCCTATGGCGTCATCGTGATTGCAACGGGTACGACTGAGTGGCGTCTCCGTGCTAACGACGGAACGGGCCTGGTAACGATCGCTTCCGGCTCCGGCGGAGGGGAAGGCACCGTGAACTACCCGGGATGGGGATCGACCACTTTCCCGGGGAGTCTACGTCAGATTGTGCTCGAAGCTCGGAACACGGGTGGGGGAACCACGCATATCGGTGTTGACCGACTGTACGGGACTCAGAGCTTATGGCGACGGTTGCCGACTTCGCTCCGATCGTATCGGGATCGCATACGGCACGATTCCTCGCAATTGCGGTCAATGGGTATCAAGATGGCCTTACGCCAACCGGCACCGAGTTGAAAATCATTGACGGAGAGGTGGAGCTAGACGCCACGGCCGATATCAGAGGTGCCGGGTCATTGACCGTGGCGGAGCGATGGCCCACGGTCCGAAACCTCGCACTCGGCGTGTACGGCACCGAAATCTACCTAGCTCGGGGTGTCGATCTCGGCGGCGGTGGGGTGCTCTGGGCACCGCTGGGCTACTTCCGAATCTCTGAGGTAGAGCAGGATGATGCGGCTCGCGGTCCGCTGTCTTTGACGCTCGAAGATCGCATGTCGACTATCATCGATTCTCGTTTCATCACCCCGCGTCAATGGCTGCAAGGCACGCCAGTTGGTGAAGTGGTCGACGAATTGATCTTGGAAATCTACCCGGATGCCACGATCGTGTATGACGACGACTCGTACGATGCTCAGCTAGGGCGATCGCTGATCTCCGAGGAGTCTCGGTATGAAATGCTGCTCACCATTGCAACCGGGCTCGGCAAGATCGTGTATTGGGACGGCGAAGGTCGACTGGTCTTCGAGACCATCCCGGATGAATCCGTGCCAGTCTGGCACGTGAACGCTGGACGCGGTGGCGTCATGGTGGAATCTGATCGGTCGTTGTCCCGAGAACGCGTATACAACGCCGTCGTTGTCTCAGGGGAAGGGGCGGACGAACTCGCGCCGGTGCACGCCGTTGCCTACGACGCGCAAGAGTCGAGCCCGACGTTCTTCGGTGGTCCGTTTGGCCGTGTTCCACGGTTCTATTCGTCTCCGTTCATCACGACGCCGCTGCAAGCGCGAAACACCGCTGTAAACCTGCTGAGACAGTCGCTAGGCGCTTCGTACGACGTTGGCCTCTCTGCCGTACCTAATCCGGCATTGCAGCCATATCACGTCATTAGGGTGACCTACAATGACGGTTCA